GACGAGTTCATGAAGGATGAAGAGGATAACGATCTTCTTGATAAGCCCAGATGGCTAAGTGAGACGTTCCCCTTCTTCAACCTTGGTGCGGAGAAGGCTAAGAGCACCCTTCGTTATCGGGCACTTGACCCCAACGAGGAGAAGAAGGGGCAGTGGAGCGAGCTCTTAGGTACCCCCTGTAACATCACAGTTATAGTGAATGCAGGCAAGGGTAAAAACCAAGGCAAGTTCTATGAGAACATCGCTGGTATCTCTCCTATGAGGGTCAAGGATGTCGAGAAGTGTCCCGCCCTGGTTAATCCAACCAAGTGCTTCGATTTGGACGCTCCTGATATGGAGGTGTTCAAGGTCCTGCCCGAGTGGATCAGGGACAAGATCAAGAGCAACCTTGAGTTCAACGGCAGTGTTCTTCAGAACCGTCTTGAAGGTAATGGTCCCGAGACGGACGTTGAGGCTGGTGAGGACGTAGTGGCTGCTGTCCAGGCAGCTGAGGGCGACGACGAAATCCCTTTCTAATGAGCTGTATTGATTTCGTTAGAAAAGTAGTCATCTGGACCGATACCAACTACATCGGTCTGGATGACGAATGGGTTGAGCTTCTTGAGGAGGAAGGATATGAAACCATTGATCGACGGAGACGTCCTCGTCTACGAGATCGGCTTCGGAGCAGAGACAGGGTGGCAAGGGGACGACACGCCACCGTGGGACTACGTGGCCAAGTTGTTCGATCTAAGGGTTGCAAACATCTGTGCTTTAGTTGGTGCGACAGAACCACCGTTATTATTTTTGTCAGGGAAGGAGAATTTTCGTAACGATTTGGCTGTTACGAAGGTATATAAGGGTACAAGAGTAAGTCATAAGCCCTATCACTACGCGAACATCACTGCATACATCAAAGGGATGTGGGATCATGTCGTATCTGATGGTATGGAAGCTGACGATCTCATGTGTGTACGTCAAGTAGAACGAGAAAAGACACTAGGGTCTTATCACCGTACTATCATTTGCTCAAGAGATAAGGATTTACGTCAGTGTCCAGGGTGGCACTTCAGTTGGGAGTTGGGGAGGCAACCCCAGTTTGGACCTGAGTTAGTAGATACACAAGGATGGATAAAGCTTGACAGAACAGGAAGTTCTCCGAAAATAGTAGGCACAGGTCTGTCCTTCTTCTACTCTCAGCTCCTTACTGGGGATGTGGTTGACAATGTACCCGGCCTTCCTGGATGTGGCATGGTTAAGGCATACAAGCTTCTTCATAGTATAGAAGGCAGAACCTTGAGCCATGAGGCCATGTTAAACATAGTGTGTAGAGAATATACACGACATCATCGAACAGGGTGGGTTAATCACCTCATTGAACAAGGAAGGCTTCTGTGGATGATACGTTCTTTACACGAAGATGGAAGCCCTGTTATGTGGAACATAGGAGATACATCATGACGGACGATGAACTTCAGAATTTGTACGACATGGGCCAGACGTACTACATCTGCCATAAAGCATGGGAATACATCGAGAGGCTTGAACAGCAGGCCTGCAATAGGGAGGACTACATAGCTGTCCTAAAAGGGGAGTTGATAAGAGGGGAACGATATGGTAAGTAGAGAGGAAATTAACCTTAGGCAGTACATAGTTAGCCAACGTATTGTCATAGCGGAGCAGAACGACAGAATACAAAATCTAGTTAATGATGTAGAAGACCTTATGGATTACATTAAAGACTTAGAACATACCATTCGATTGAGAGAGGCTTTTATGACTATGGAGCTTGCTCCTCCAGGATGATTAAGCCTCGGAATAACGGGGAATGGACAGAAGCTAGATACAATACCTTTATTAAAGGTGCCCTTCGTTCTGCTTCTGTTAAGTGGCCTCCTAAGCATAGAGTTAGGAAGGCTGCTTGGATAAAAAGAGGGGTGTACAAGTGTGCCGGATATAAAAAGAGAGCACATCAAGTCCCCGTGTCATATAAGGAGGATGGTAAACGTAAAAACAACGTGACAGTAGATCATATAGTCCCTGTCATTGATCCTAACAAAGGGTTTGAGAGTTGGGACAAGGTGATAGAGCGTATGTTCTGTGAGGCCACGGGCCTTCAAGTGCTCTGTCATTCATGTCATAAAAATAAAACCAAAGAAGAAAGGATCAAGAGAAAATGAATGTAAGAGAATTGATTGAAATGTTGTCTCATAAAGACGTTGACCAAGATGCGCCGGTGAAATTCGTTGACGTATACAACGATCCATTTGCCAGTGAGGTAACAGGCATGGTGTATAGTTCAGATGTTGTTCTCACCAATGAGGAGAAGTCATGAAGATACTCCTCCTAGATATTGAAACAGCCCCTAATCTAGCTCATGTATGGAGGTTCTTCCAAGAGAACGTAGGTGCTAATCAAGTCATAGAGCACAGTCACATGCTTAGTTATGCAGCTCGGTGGTTGGGCGGGCAAGACGTAGCTTACCAGGACACGCAGTACCAAAGCGAGAAAAACATGCTCAGGTCTATCAACAAGCTATTGGACAAGGCCGATTGTGTTGTTGCTCATAATGGTAATAGATTTGACATGCCCAAGATTAGGGGACGGTCGCTGGTGTATGGCTTGCCATTGCCCTCTCCGTACAAGCAGATTGATACGTATTTGATTGCACGTAAAGAATTTGGGTTTGACAGTAACAGCCTTGAATATTTAGCTAACGTGCTTGGTCTTAAACACAGAAAGCAGAAGCATAAGAAGTTCCCAGGCCATGAGATGTGGGTCGAGTGCCTGAAGGGCAACCCTGAGGCATGGAAAGAGATGCGGGCGTACAACATAGCGGATATTGACGTATTGGAGGACCTGTATCTGTTGGTCAGGCCCTATGCTCGTACCCATCCTAACATCGGTGTATTTACAGAAAGTGAGAAGACTGTCTGTCCCAAGTGTGGGAGCGAAGAGAGAAAGAAAGATGGCTTCGCTTATACTATGGTAGGCAAGTTCCCAAAATATCAGTGTCGTAGCTGTGGTGGTTGGTATCGCAGTAGGTTCTCAATATATAATAAGGATAAGCGTAAAGCCTTAGCTGTGAATGTGGTGACGTAATGTGGGAAATTATTTTAATTCTTTCTTTAACCATTCTTATAGTTGGGGTTATGGTTGTTGGTCTATTAATCTTAACTAAGATATGTTGGGATTGAAATGAACCCAGATATAGTTAATAGTGGCTTCCTTTTAACAGCGGGCTTCTTCATTCTCTTTTCAGTGGTGAAGCTATATAAAGAAAAAGAGGTACGAGGAGTAAGCCTGATACATGCGGGTTTCTTCTCTGTGTATGGTTTTTGGCATATATGTTTCTTTTCTTTATTAGAGCAGTGGTGGTCAATAATAGGCGGTGTTTTTTCAACAACTATAAACACCGTTTGGGTTATTCTATTGATTTATTATACTGTATATCCGAAAGGAAAGACATGATAACAATTATAGCAGGCAGTAGATCGTGCATAGAATATAATGATATCCTCCATGCTGTAAAGCAGGCCCCTTGGACGATTACCCGTGTCATTAGCGGCGGTGCTAGAGGGGCAGACAAATTAGGAGAGAAGTGGGCAGGGAGAATGAACCTTCCTATAGATATTGTTTATGCTAACTGGGAGAAGTATGGAAAGAGAGCAGGGTATCTTAGAAACGAGAAGATGGCAGAACAAGCTGAAGCATTACTCGCCCTATGGGACTGGCAAAGCAGGGGTACTAGAAACATGATCGAAATAGCTAAACGTAAAGGGCTTATGGTCTCTATTTGGAATGTTTCTATACAAAAAAGTCTCAAATTCTATCCAAAAGTAGTAGGATTATAAACAATGAAAATGATTTACTTAGTCGGCTCTCTTCGTAATGAAGGTATCCCTAAGATAGCTACCGCTCTAAGAGGCACCGGGCTGGAAGTGTTCGATGACTGGTATGCAGCAGGACCTAATGCAGATGACTGTTGGAAAGAATATGAAGAAGCAAGAAGCAAGACATACATCGATGCATTAGATAGCTATGCTGCTCAACACATTCATGACTTTGATCAGCTTCATCTCAATAGGGCTGACATGGCTCTCTTAGCTCTCCCCGCAGGCAAGTCAGGTCATTTGGAACTAGGCTATATCATCGGACAGGGGAAGCCTGGGTACATTCTATTAGACGAGACTAAGGAGCGTTGGGATGTTATGTATCGTTTCGCTGCTAAAGTTTTTTCCACCTCTGAGGAGATGGTAGCCTTTTTCAAGAGGGAGGGTGTTTGATGAAACCTTTATTATGGGCGGGTCAGGTTGGTGGTGATCATTACGACAAACCTAT